GATGATATCGGTTCATTTCGTTTGCAAATAAAATAGTATCCTTAAAGAAAGATAATCCACGATTGATTATGAAAGGATTATATTCCTTTTCAGCAATATCATCAACCATGATGTCTTTCTTTGTTTCATTGATTGCTTTTAAATATTCAAACGGATTCATCGATTTTTTCTATTATACTATTCTTTAATTTCTTTTGGAGACTTGCTACTTGTGTAGATAGTTCTCCAATTCTTATATGAGCTTGATTAAGCTGTCCTTGAAGTTCTTTTACATTTTGCTGTAGTAGTTCTACCTTTTGAGTATCTGCTACTTCTTCTTCAATTATTTCACCACCAAATGGTACTGGTCTAAATGTCTTCATTTAAATTTTACTCCTGCCATAACTTCAGTTAAGCATGCAACCATATTAAGTTCATGGTCAGCTACAAAACTGTTTTTATATTGATAATCAGCCAAGATAAGTACCAATTGTGGTATTGAGCCTGGCTCCACATAGTCATTCATACTATCATATAACTTACGAAACATTGATGCTGGTTCTACGTCAATATTATCTGCAACCCATTGTCTCATCTTACGAAAGTCTTTTACTTTAAGATGGTTCATAAGACTATCGAGACTTACATCGGTTGAGTTAACTAATATACCACTATCAATTTTACCAAAGTTAGAATATCTTTGTAATTCATTTAATGTTCTACGAAAGTCTGGAAAGAATTTGATAATAAGCTCAGCCAGAACTTCTGGGTCAGAGTTTATACTTTCTACAGCTAAGATTTGTTGAACCATTTGCATAAACTGTCCGGCCATAGCATCTCTTTCTTTTCTTGGAATTGCAAATTCGATTACACTACATCTTGAATGTAATGGTTCTATTATACGATTCTTAAAATTACATGTAAGAATAAATCTACAATTAGCTGAAAACTCTTCGATAAAGCCACGCAAAGCTGGTTGCGTTGACTGTGGATTGAGGTAATCCGCTTCGTCAAGGATGACGACTTTGTAGCCGCCTGATAAGGAAACTGACGAAGCGAATTGCTTGATTTTATTTCTTAATGTATCGATACCTGACTCTTCACTACCATTGATAATGATATAATCTAAGTCAAGTTCATTACACAAAGCTCTTGCTACTGTGGTTTTACCAGTACCAGCAGTACCTGTGAACATCATGTTTTGAAGTTCACCTTTGTCTAAAACTGTTTTAAAAACTTTTTTGAGGTCGTTTGTAAGTATACACTCCTCAACTTTTCTTGGTCGGTATTTTTCAACCCATAAGAATTCTTGCATTACAATACCTCCCAACCTTCAACTGTATCTAGCCTGAATGACCTCCATGCGTTTTTATCTAATGACCAAACTGGAAATGCTTCCATAGTATTAGATGAATAGTTAATAGTTGTTTCAACACCATTTGCTTTTAGAATTGCTGGGTTTAGAGTACAAGGCATGACTCTTAATTCGCCTGTATCTATCTTTCTAAAACTTACTGTGACTTGCCCTTTTTGTAAAGCCTCGAGCAATTTGGCTCTTTCATTGTTGTCCATAATATATCCTTAAAAATGATGAGGGGAGTTGCACCCCTCAAATTGTGCTTACTCTGAATCTTCAGCTTCAGCAACTGGTACCTCACCTTCAGGAACTTCTTTGTTAGCTCCTTCTGATGCTGCATTTAGAAACCCGACTACTCTTGTTCTAAGACCGCCTACGGCTTCTAATTCAGGTCCTTCAAACCCGCCTCTTTTAGAACAGATGTCGATAATCTGTACCATAGTTGCGATGTCTTGTAAGGACAACTGAACTGCTTCAGTTTCAGCATTTTCTGTTTTCACTTCTTCTGCCATTATTTTCTCCTAATATGCATATAGTTACGAAAATTAAAAGACCCGCCCCATGCGGCATCTTCCTTTCCTACAATGTATTTATACATCATAGCTTGAGTTTTTCTCAAGAGCGATAAAATAATCCACCGGATAATTACTATTAGTCCAGTTAGAGATTAGCTTTGAGCTTATGCTAACAAAGTAATCGCCTGGTAATAATTTCAGGTTTGGAATACTTACCACGAAATTAAATTCATTTTTACATGAATTGTCTTTATCTAATTCAATCTCAAATAGATTTGAAGTTGAGTCTCTTGTATCTAATACAGAAGCTTTAATAACTCCATTGCTACCTGCAATTGAAAGTTCAGAATGCCCTAGCACTGCAGCCGCTTTACGAATCTGATTTAATACATCTTCTTCGATATTGACTCCAAGCTCTGGGTCAGGCATCTGAATATCTTTTTGAGGTGTGGTTAAGATGTCGCTCTCTGAAAAGAAATATCTAATCTTTTGACCACTCCCTTGAACCAATACTGCTTTATCTTCAAATTCCAATGTTGGATTATCAATTAAGCTTAGAACTGATAAGAATTCGTTTAAGTCATATACTCCAAATTCTACTGGAAAGTCTTCGACTATTTCAGCTGATGCCAGAATAGTTTTAGACTCTGATATAGTCTTAAGCTTTTGTCCTGGTTTGAAGACAAGATTTGGATTTATTGTTGCGAAGTTTTTTAACACATTCAAGGTGTCATTTGATAAATTCATATTTTCTCCATAATAATATATTATACCATATTTTAGTCATTTTGTAAACGATTATTTTCATTTCTATCATGACAATCCAGAGCAATTATAGTATAGTGCAAAATCTTCATAAGGTCAGCTCTGTTATAACCTTGTTTCTTACCATACCTTTGAGCGTACTTAAGTACGTTTCCTAAAGCAAATCCCATGCCATGTCCACAATCAATAATAAATTCAGTTGATTGAAACTGATTTTTTGAATAGTGACCATCATAAGTTTTGTCTATGTAAGTCTGGAGCTCTTCAATAAGAGCTCCTTCGTTAAATTTGTAATCTGGTTTAGTCTTCTTCTGAAACATTAGTATCCTCAGGTTGCGCTTGTATCTCATCAGCATCTACTTTGCTGTAAAGGTCAAGGAAAGCTTCCTTAGTATCGTTATCAAATCTTGAGATACAAAGGTCAATTGCTTTGTCTCTTTTGTTGAAGATTGAGAATGTTTGTACGATATGACAAAGTCTTCTTGTTGAGATTACTTCATCAACACCATCATCATAGAAAGTTTTTCTTATGATATCAGCCCAAACAACTAGCTTTTCTGCAAAGTCTGAATCTATCGCATCGAATTTAGCCATGTGTTTAAGAACAATCTTTTTCTCGATATTGAGAGATGGGAATTGTTGGTCGACTGAAATAGTAAACCTTTCAAGGAAAGCATCATCAATAATAGAAGCTGCAGTAAATCTGCCGTCTTCTGAACCTTTACCTTTAGTATTAGCTGTTGCTATTACATTGAAACCTTCAGCAGGTGTGACAACCTCTCCAGTCTTTTTAACAAGAACTGGTTTGCCTTCAAGGATTCCTTGTAAGCACATAATTTTATTTGTTGCTCTATCAATTTCGTCAAGAAGTAAGATAGCGCCATTTTCCATAGCTTTAAGAACTGGACCTTTAGAGAAAACAGTTTCTCCATTGATAAGTCTAAAGCCACCAAGTAAATCATCCTCATCAGTTTCAGGATTGATTTGAACTCTTATAAACTCTTTGCCAACTTTAGCACAAGCTTGTTCGACCATAAAAGTTTTGCCGTTACCAGACAAACCAGAAATATATGTTGGGTAAAACATATTTGATTTGACGATTTTAACGATATCAGAGAATGCTCCCCAAGGTACAAAAGTCTTATCGACTGATGCGTAGGTTTTCTCTTCATTTACGATTGACTGCATTTGAGCCGCAGCTTGAGGCATTTGAACCACGTTATTAGCAATTGCTACTTCTCTTAGTGGTTCTATAAGACCAGATAATTCATAAGTACCAATCTTGACTCTATTGCCTTTTCTCATGATTGGGTCCCAATCTTTACCGGAATAACCAAAGCTTTTGCCGACATCGACAATAACATTTTTTCTAAACTGAGTTTGGTCTGGATATCTTTTAGCCAGCTCAGTTAAGATAATTTCAGTGGATTTTTTCAAGTTTTTCATAATATAGTTTTTCTCCTTATCAATTTATATGTATATTATACCATAGTTCGACGTGTTTGTAAAGGTTTTTTTTCACTTTTTTTGAAAATAATTAGCATAAAAGTGTTGTCTTTACTCAGCAACCGCCTTTCCAAAGTTAGTTAAGAGAGTTTTGTTAAGCTTTTTAGACTTACTGAACTTCTTAAACTGTGAAGTTAATTGACCTTTTGATGCGTCTGCATCTGGGTCAAAATCAACTGCGTCAGTATTTAAAGCGCCTTTCCAAGATTTGACGATATATAACTCATCGTATCCAAGTTTGCCTTTAAACGTTACGCATTTGTTCTTTTGATACTCTCTATTATACGGCTTAAAATCATCTCCCCAATAAGCCTCTTTATCACAATCTTGAATTTTGTATTTAAAATTGTGAGAGTTATCAGCTAGGAAAAAGCCAATTGTTGTGGCATCAAATCTTTTCTTAATGTTTTCAAGTAATGCTTTTGTAGCACCTCTTCTTGTATCAGCCATTTTTACATGTCTGCCCATGATGTTGATTATTGCACCACTATATGTTAACCCATGTCTTGCATGGTTTGCTTTATGGTCCCTTGCTACTGATAATCCATTAGCATCACCATCTGATATTACTACAAGATTCATATTGTCTATATTGTTAGACCTTTTGAAGTTATCGATAAGTGTATGACAGTGAATAAGAGCCTCATTTAGTGGTGTTGAACCATACTCTTCATTAGGTGACATAACATATCTTTCTCTATATGTGTACTTATCTTTTGCTAATTCCATTCTAACATATAAGTGTTGTAATGCTTCTTCGTAATCTGATTTTTTAAGAGTTGAGCTAATAAGTTGTGGCATTGATAATCCAGCGTGATTTACTTCTGAATCGATCATTTTTGCAACTACATCTGCATTAGCATCATCATCGTCATACCAGAAAGTTCTACCGCCTAAAGCTCTATTTTGATTAGTAAAAGCATATACATCGAATGGTATATTAACTGTTTTACAAAATACAACTAAGTGAATAAGTTGGTCTAATACATCTGTCATTATATCATTCATTGAACCAGAGAAATCAATAACCATCATCATTCCATGGTTTTTAGCATCAGCTAATTTAGTGACTCTGTTGAATATATCATCATTAGTTTTGTAAGACCATAGTCTATTTACATCGATTGAACCTGTTTTAGCTGTGGTTGCTCTCGTGTATCTGTACCCTGCTTTTCTCATTTCAAATTCTTTAACAGCAAAGTTAACATTTCTTTTAACTTGTTTGATATGGCTTTTATAACCAGCAAATATTTCCTCAATTGATTTGTAGTTTGGATAATATTCATTATCTGCATATCTAATATCATCCATTTCAAAATCAGAATTTGATAGTGCAGCTTTTCTTTCTTCAGCTAATTGCTTATAAGGTATAACAATATGTTTTGCTACTTCTTTATTGAAAGAATTACCAATCAAAGGCTGGTCGCCATCTTCATCTTTATCTATTAATGTATGCTCTTGTCTTCTAAAAGCCTCATCAGTTAAAGATACATCTTCGTCAGGTTGTGAATTAACTGAATCGTTATCAGTTTCTTTTTCTTTTTCTTCATTATCTTTAGCATCTTCAGAACCTTTATCTTTTGACTCTATTTGAGCTTGAGTTTCTTCTTCTTCCTCTTCAGGTTGTTCTACATCATCATGTCCCATTTGAGGTTGTGAATCTTGCTCATCTTCTGATTCAACATCTTGTTGCTCATCAGCTTCTGGCATTTGAGGTTTTAATAAATCTTCTTGGTTTTCTTTAGTATAAGCTAAGATGTCTCTTACTAGGTTAGTGACATCTTCAAAGGTCACTGTTTCCATAGCTCTATCCATATATACTTGCTCC